GTTCCTTGCGTGAATTCTGTTCCAACCGTCACTCCTTCAGTAATGGTTGCAGACCCACCAACACTAATCGATGGAACCCCAAGTGACGATCCTCCAAGCGTTACCGTTGCAGTTGCCGACTTCAAAGTCACTCCGCCCTGATTGCATGAAAGTCGTTCCTGACCATCGACGAACACCCGGAATTGCGTGGACGGTGTATTTCCTGCAACATCATTCCTGATGTCGAGTCCACCGCTTGAATTGACCCAAAGATCTGCGACCTTTCCAGCGGAGTTCACAATTGTAAGAGCCGATGCTGTCGATGGCTGCGTAATCGTTGCTACAGTCAGATTGTTCGCCGTGACAATACGGGCGCTTGGAACAGTTCCAGAAGTCAGATCGCTCGCATTATGCTCATGCGATGTTGGAGTTCTGGCATCAGACAATCTCGAATCATCTGCCCGAACAATGAGCGTGCTACTGCTTGTTCCACTCGTAGCAACCGGAAGTTGCGCAATCGTGGCCTGACCTGTCAGTGCAGTTATTGCATGCGTGTGTGCGTTTGCTGCGACTCCGAGTGGAGACCCAATTGTTCCAGAACCGGTGAGAGTTGCATCGGTTGTTACGGATGAAAGAGCGCCAGAAAGTGTTGCACTCAATACACCTGCGTTGATCGTGATAGTGGAGTTGTCAGGTCGCACTACACCGAGAGTGCTTGTCGTTGCGGTCGCTACGCTGACCGGAGTACCGGCAGCACCGTTTCCTGAAAGTGGAGACGATACGCTGACCGTGTTCGTCGCAACGGTCGAGTTGAGAACGCCATTGCCATCTACCGTCAATCCGGTTCCGGGCTTGACAACGCCGACAACACTTGATGTTGCAATTGGCAAACGATCTGTACTGATCGTTCCAGAACTGATATCAGACGCAGAGTGCGAATGACCAGTATTGGATTTCCCATCCAGTGCAGTTTGCAGACCAGATACATCTGCAATGTCGTGTGTGTGGGCTGAACTCGCCTTGCCATTCAGTGTCGTAGCAAGATTGGTTACATCATCGATACTGTGTGTATGGCTTGTGGCTGCTGCTCCAACATCTCCTGCCGTCAATGATCCCCATCCCGTGTCGTAATCAGTTCCGCTCGACTTCTTGAGCACCTGATTTGACACACCGCCGACTGGAACTCCGGCACCATTCGATCCAGATGCCCCGGTCGTACCAGTCGCACCGTTGGTTCCATTTGTTCCCTTTGCAGCCATCAACACCCACGGGCTGTTACCCGGAGATGGATTTGGATCAATCGGGACATCCAACTGGGCGATGAATGCCTCGCCCTGATATGTCACCACATCACCGGCGATGTACGAATACATCGCGTTCCAGTTGCCACGGTAACGAATCTGAGCAGTTGCTGTGGGTGGTTCAATCAGCATGACGCATTACGCTGGTGGGTTGTTGACCTTCAGATACCTGAACACGCCCTTGTCGAACGACGGACGAATGCGACCAAAGTCGCGCTGCAACAATCCATCCTTAGTCAAAGCCCGGTTGTACAAACCGCTCTGATCGATGATGGCGAGTTTCTGTTCCAGACCCTCATCTTCATACGCCTGTGCAAATGCTCGCACATACGCGATGAAGAGGAACTCAACATACGGAGGAATCGGAATCACCCACGAACCATTGTTGTTCGATGGAATCTCGATCCACTTGGCGCGATATCGAACCGCAATTGCGTCGGTCGCATCCGCAGTTGGAGTCGGATAGATGTCAAGGATCGGATCTGGAAGCGCGGCACCGTTGGCCGGTGGCGTTCGCGTCATAACGGCATGCGTGATTCCGGGGCCAGAGATCGTCAATCCGATGAGCCGCAGAGCCTCCATGTGCTCTGGGGTGATCATCTCGATCATGTACCCAAGCGACGGCTGCGACATGACAGTCAGGATTTCTTCACAATCAACCGGGAGCGTGATGTAGTTCTGGTCCTTGACCAAGTTCATGTACTTGGTTGTGCGCTCTCTGAAACGCCACGAGTTCGTGAACAGGTACTGACCAGCCTGATTCACAACCTCTGCCAGCCGATCATCACGAGTCTGACCGGGCGCAAGCGACGGATAGCCGCCGACCGCAAGGATCGCATGCTGCTTTGCTTGTGCGAATGTGAGTGTCATGGAAATCCTCTGGAGGGGTTTCCCCCTCCAGAGGTTGAGTCACTTCATCACCGATCAGACATCGGCGCGGAAGTACACGGTCGGGGTCGTCAGAACCCAGATCGTGTCCGTACCACTCGCCAGAGCCTGAAGCGCGACCGCGCACGGATAGGTCGAGGTGCCAGCGCCGCCGGTATCGAAACCGCCGTTGCTGTCATGCAGACCAAGCGGAGTGCCGCGAGAGATGGCGGCGGTAGCCGTCGCCTTCGCCTTCACAACGCCACCGAACTGCACCGTGACATAGGTGCCGTTAGCACCCGCGCCATCGAGCAGATCGACCACAACGCCAATGAAGCCGTTGTGAGTAGCCACATCACCCTCAGCCATCACAACGCTGGCGAAGGGCGACAGTTCTGACTCAGCAGCGGTGGTAGGCGGATACACCACGCCACTGTGACCGTACGAGCAAATCACGACAGTGCCGACCGCGAGGGTGTTGGTTCCATCGCGGCTGATCATGCGAGCGGTGGAACCGTGCGGCTGAATGCCGAGCGTACCACTGGTAGGAGCGAGAATCATTTGTGTGATTCCTTTCTTTGTTGAAGAGTGGGGGTGGGATTGCTCCCACCCCCCTCATTGTCAGGTCGAAGCAATCAACTGAAGCGGAGCCACGATACCGTGGCGCTGACGGCTGTTGCAGAACAGGTTCCACCAGCAGTCAACCACCTGCACATAGGTGAATGGCTGATTGGGGTGACGCAGCACTTCATGCTTCTCGAAGTACCGGCGAGCGTGGTAGATGGGAGTCAGGTAATTACCGTTCACCCACCAGAAACGCGGACCCGGATCGATCACGCCACCAGTGCCGGTCTGGAACTCCGACGCACCAGTCGTAGTGCTGGCGATCGCAACATCCGATGCGCTATCACCAGAGGTGTACGACGCAACCGTGCGCTGCGTAGAACCGCTCGACAGCGCCGGGTAGATCGGAGCCGTGTCGAGGTTCGCGCAGTACATCAGTTCGATGCCACTGTACGCCGGAGCGTTGTAGGCAGCGTCCTGATACGACACGAGTGTGTCGTTGCTTGCACGCAGTGCACGCTTGTACAGATTGATGCCGTTGCGGCTGCAAAGGATCATCTGTCGGTTCAGCGACGGCTTCTCGAAGTACTCCTGACGAGTCGCGGGCGGCTGGAAATCGCACTTCAGGAACATGTCATCGAAAGCGGTGATAAGACCACCGATTCCAACAGACACGGTCTGATCTTCGACTCGCACATTCTCGACCGTCACATTGCGCATCGGAAGATTGGGATCAACCGCAGCGCCACTGATGGTGTGATTGGTGTAGTACGAGATCTGGTTCGTCCAACGATCCTCACCACTGGTGATGCTGTTGGTCGAGTTGTTCGCAAGACCAAGAACGCTCGACCAACCAAGCGGCATGCCGCCACGAACGCCAAAGGCGTTGTTGAAGTCAGGAAGTTCGCTGATGAACGCAGGCAGGCTGTACGGCAACTTGCCGCTAGCAGCCTCCATCTCGCCACTGTTGCCGAACGGCGTGCGCCACAGGTCGTTCTCAAACCCGTTGAGCAGGCTCGTCCACATGCGCTGCTCCTTCGACCGCTTCAGGCGCTTGTACTGAGCCTTGACATAGTCGCGGCTCGCGCCCTCACCGGCGTTGAGTTCGACCTCGTGGTCGGTCCACGCCATGTGGTCGATGCTGAAGCGCCACGGGCACTTGATCGTGTCAAGAACCTGAGCGTTCTGCCAGTTGAAGGTGTCGTTCGGGAGATAGTGGTCGTAGGTCGATGCGTCATCAAACATGATGACATCACGGATCTCGTTGCCACCCTGCACGGTTGCCTCGCTGGTCTTCTCCTTGAGAAGACGGCTGAAGGCGTAAGTGTTCTTCACTGCCTCGTTGATGACAGCATCGGCGCTGGTCAGGTAGGTCGGACCAGTCGCGTTCATGAAGTCATTGAAGGTCTGGATTGGGGTACCAGCCATGTTTCAACTCACTTTCTGCGATTTCGCGTTCCACCGGACAAAGGACGACCATCCATCAGAGCGTCCAGAATTTCGTCTTCCTGATCGGCTGGAGACTTTGGCTGATCCACACGAGTCTTCTTCGTGGGAACAGACGGCTGAGTCGCCTTCCGAGCATTGGACTGATTCAGTGGGCCGACCAGATTGGTGTAGGCTTCCTGTGCCAGTTGAACATAGGATTGATAAGAACCGGGCTTCGCTGAACCAAGTCTGTCCATTTCAGCGATGACAGCCTGCCGATCTGGCGAGCGATCACCGTAAAGTGCACGAATGGCGGCTTCCGCCACCTCGACTTTGTACAGCAACGATTGCTGCTGAAAGTCCTGTTGGGCTTTCCGCAGTTCGGCAAGTTCGTCTGCCATCGACTTCATCGAGGGCTTCTTCTTGCCTTCAGGTTCGCCATCATCCG